CCAGCTGTAAAAGTTGTACAACCTAAAACTATTGTTGTATCACCACCTGAACCTCCTGCTCCACCAGGATAAGTTCCTTTAGCTCCACCACCATTAATTGTTACTGGGACAGTTGCTCCTCCAGAAACTGGAGTTGCTGCTAAACATGCATTACAGAAACTTTTTAAAAGTCCACCTGCTCCACCGCCACCACCATAGTTAGAACCACCGCCACCACCGGCAGCGACTGATAAAAAATCTACGGTTGTAGTAGTTGATTGAAGTGTATGACACCCTGAAGCATTTATTTGTGTTGTGAGAGTTGCAGGATTATCTATAGGAGTATTAACAGGTCCGATTATTCCGCCATTACCAGCCATAATTTAAACCTCCTAAGCGTCTGTCAGTAATTCAAATGTGATTGTAAGATCTAAATCTCCAGATGCACTTGCATTAGCTTGTAGATTATCCCCTTCTCTTAGATAAATAGGGGTATCAGAAATTACTAAAGCAGCATCTGCGGGTACTGAAATTGTTTTTGCTAAATAAGTTGTTGCGTCCGCGCCAGTAACTGTTGTGTTTGTAAAAGTTTGTGCGGCTGTAACAATAGCTACATCAACATCAGCTGCATTTGTTCCATCAACATTTGCCACCACGATTCTATTAATTTTTAAAAGATAACCAGTATCAGGATCTATTAAATTAACCAGTCCGCCTGTAGGTAGATTCCATCCTAATGTTCCGGCTGTTATTCCGGTTACACTTACTATATTTGGGTTTGCCATATTGTCTCCATTTTAACCGAAAATCATTGCCATCGCAATAGCTTTGCCGGTTGTTATTCCAAAAGTTGAGGTTGCCGTCCATTGTGTATTTCCAGCTCCATCTGATGTAGTTAAAGCATAATCTGCTGCTGCTCCCACCGCTGCTGGTAAGGTGATAGTGTAAGAACCACTAACTGCTGTAGGGACATCTAAACTAACAGATGCTGAATTATCAGCATCATTAAACTTAAGAGCATTATTGTTGGATAAAGTAATCGCTGAAGAAGTAGCAAATAAATCTACAAGATCTGGATTAGTTCCATCATTAGCTGTTGCATAAACAATTTTAGTTCCTTTATCTGCGGCCACCCAAGTAGCACTGCTACCTGAACCTGTTATATATTTAAATTCAACCGACTGTGCATTAGTAGTAGAATTTTTAATTATATAAAAAGTTTGAACATCTAAAGGGATAGTTACGGTTATGTCTCCAGCAAGAGCTGCTGTTAATTCTATAACTCTGTGTGCAACTTGGTTGCCATCTGTTGCTGATCCGTCTGAGACAGCTAAATTTGTAGCTCCCGTGGTATTACAAGCTATTGAAACATAGCCACCAGCAATTTGTTCTATGATTTGTAAATTTGTATTAGTAAGAGTACCCCACTGACCGGATTTTTCTCCAGTCACCATTAATTCAGTACCTAATCCTGTATAAGTTGATGGCATATTTTATCTCCTCTTTATTATAAATTCGTTAAGCCGCAGTGTCAACTTCCGCCCATGTATTAGTTACTCCTGGATCAATCTCTGTCCAAG